GAAGCCATGTAATATTGCGCTGCTATCCCATAAAGCAGTTAGTCCAGCACCACCACTATAAAAATATTTTGTTTGTCCTAAAGTTTTAGCATCTGCGCGATCACCATCTGTATTATCTCCACTTTGACCAAAAATTGTAATTCGTATCTGCGCTAAAACTGAAGTAACGCTTATTGTACCAGCACTAGATTGACCAGAACTTGGCTGAAAAGTTAAAGCAAAGTTAGTACTGCTAAAAATAGCACCTATATCAGTGTCTACATTTGCTATAAGAGTTACAGGTGAAAATGCGTCACCTGTGCTAATATTTGTACTTTGAATAGGTGAATTAAAAGCATCAGATTCTGCTGTTAAATCAATACTTCCATTTTGTATAGAATAATTAAAAGTAACAATAAGTTTTTTTAAAATAGTTGCATAAAATGGTGATATAGCACCACTAAATCCAAGCGTGGCACTAGAAGAAGTATTAGCAAAAGTACATGTTGCACCAGTGGAGCTATCTTGATCAAATGCTTTAAATGCATCTGTAAATAATTGATTTGATGTGTCAGGATCGTTTTCTGTTGCTGGAACTCGACCAATATATGTATGTGACACTGGTGTAATTAAGACATTATTACCACCACGAGAAACTGTAGCATCTGTTTCAGAATTATCTGAGCTTTTAGATGCTGGTAAAAATTTCAAATTATCTAAATGATAATTAATATGTGCATTACTTCCAGATGAATATGATCTAGGCATCAATGTCACAATATTAGATTCATTCGTGTCAATAACTGGCACTGGAAATAAATCGAATCCACAATTAGCTGGTGATCCTACTGTGCTTTCGTTTGGAGTAAAATTACCATAAACAGTTGGTACATAAATTTTACTTACCTCATCTTGATCTTGCGGAAATGAAATACCAGTCCAAGGTCTATGCGTATTAATTTGCATAGTCGCTTGAGCTTTATCATTTAATTTAACAGATACTAATCTACCTGTAAAAATTCTTTGACAGTTACTTAATGAAGATTGATTATTAAACTCGGCAAAAACACGAACTTCTTTATTAAAATAATTTTTTTCACCATAGTTAAATAAATGTTTATAAAAATCCACACCTTCAAAAGTAAAATTGGCAACAGTAAGACTAATATTACTTGTACTAGTTGTACCATTTACAATATCCATACTTTCTCTTAGTGTAATGTTTCTATTCAATACTGAGCCATAAAATGTTTCTGAACTAATTGAAGTATGATCAAAAGCTAAACCAAAAGAATGTATAAACTGATCAAAGCCATTATGTTGCCACGTAGGTAGATTTGTTACACCATCAGAATGATTACTTATAATTGTTCCATTATTACTATTACTACTAGAGTCTAAAACTGTTGTACCATTTCCTTCATCCAATTTCCAATATCCCACCAATCCTGTAGCGTTACTATCAACACTTCTTTCATAATATCTTTCTATTTGCGTAGCGTTTCTAGCAAGATTCCAAACTCTTAAATGAGCTAACTCACCATCAAAAAACTTAGTCTTTCCAAAATTAGCTCCTATAAATAACCTTTGATCACTACTATCAGCACCACTTGGATCATTATCTGTGCTAGAATCTGATATGGTTTCTGCTAAAGCTCCATCTTTATAAACTCGTATATCATCAGTATCTGCGCTTCTTACAATAGCAATATGAGTCCATGTATTAGCAGAAATAGAAAATGCAGAAGTGGTTCGAGTTATATTAGAGTTTGTAGCGTATTCATATTGAATAAATATATCATTATTAGACAACTTAACAATAAAAGAATCATTATCGTCATTATCTTCTGTGTTACCTGTTTTTGAAATGATTGGAAAATCAACAGAAGTTACATCGTCAGCTTTTAGCCAAAATTCAACTGTAAAACTAATAATAGGTGATATATTAGCTAAAGCATTACCGCAATCAATATAACCACCATCATTTGCACCAGCACTACTTTCTGGATGAAACTCTCAACAAGTATTATTATCAGCCGTAAACTGAAACAACCAGTTTTCACTTACATGTGGTGTTTTTGGTGCTTTTAATAAAGGCATTAAGCTAGATCTTGATTGGATACTTCTTTTAGTTGAGGAATCAAATTATCACGTACAAATTCATCATTGCCAATCATATTGCCTTGTATATTAACTGTTACTCCACCACCTGCGCTACCAGTTCTGTTCATATCGGCTAGATTTTGCACACCTATGTTTTGCACTGCGCTGCGTTGCATGATAAACTCACCTGCCTGCGCCATAATAGGAACATTATCTTGACCTTGGACCATACCACCAGTTGCAAAACGTTGGATACTATTATTTTTAATTAAACCACCTGTGTGACCAACAGGAACAAGCATAGATGCCGCTGTAAAACCTGCTCCAATCAACTGACCACCTGGCATCATTGCCGCAATACTACCAATGGTTCTCAACATAATTTGTAATTGTTTTTCTGTGCTTACACCATCTGCTGTTAATTCTTTAAAAGAGCTTGCTAATGTTGTAAGACTTGCTGCTGCCAATCCAGTTACATCTACTGTTTGTTTTAAATCACTATTTAAGTTTTTAATTACTAAATCAAAATCAGCTTCACTGATATTGTTTTGGCTAATAATTAATTCTTTATTTGCTTCTATTTGTTTTATTGTATTCTCAATATTTTTACGCTGACCTTCATCTGTTTGAGAAAATAATGAATTAAATGACGATAATATATCTAACCTTTCTTTTTCTGAATCAGCAAGTAAATCATTTAATTCTTTGAACGCAGCTAAGTTTGTTCTTCTACGTTCATCATCTTCATTAAAAAATTCAGCAGCAGATTGTTTTTTCTTTTCTTCTTCAGCAAGCATCTTTTGTAATTCTGCTTGAGCTTTAATTAAAGTTTCTCTGCGCATTTCTTCAGCATTAGCTTCTGCTGTTGCAATTGTTTGATTTTTTTGCGCTAACTCAAGTTCTTTTATTCTTTCAGTATATAGTGCCACTAGCTCAGTTGCGCGGTTTGTGGTGTTATTTGTTGTTTGTTGAGTTTCAGTTTGCTTTTTTTGTATCTCATCAATTTTTAAAAATGATCCTGTTAAATCTAACTGTTTGTCTGCTTGTTCTATTAAAGTCAAATTAGTATCTTTTAATTTATTAAAATAGTTTTCTTGTGTTTTACTGCCAGTATCAATTGCTAATGTGTATTCACCAGAAAAAATATCTCCAGATCTTTGCGCTGCATTTGCTTGATCATCAAGAGCTTTTTGAAATCTTGTAGATTCTTCTTCAGCCTTTTTTAACATTTCTCTAAGTGTAGGTAGATGCTTTACAGTCATCATACTTAACTCTCTTTCCACTATAGAAGTTTTCTTACCAAACATATCAAAATTGGTAATCGTATTAGGCGCAATAATATTTTTTGTAGCCTTTGCAAAATCAGTAACTTTATTAACTGCGCTAGTTAATGTAGGTAAAAATGGATCTGCTAAAGATGCAGTTAATCTTCCTAGCGCATCAAACATATTACTTAAAGCACCAGTAAATGTTTTTGACATTCTTTCTGCGCTACCTGCAATACCAATAGAAGGAGCTTCTAATGCATCAATTAATGCATCTCTAAATTCTGGTAATGTTATCTTGCTTAAATCTTCAATTCCTTTAAAAGATTTGATAATGTTAAGTACACCTTTTTCGCGTAAAATGTCCGCAGCACCTGCTCCTCCAGCATAGGCTCGACCAAAAGCATTTGCTGCTTCGGTTGCAGTTGTACCCATAAACGCAGCCAAATCAGTTATAGGTTGTATTGTTTCAGTTGCTACACTACCAAAGGCTTGCAACTGCGCACCTGCATTTACCACATCACCTAAATCAAATGGTGTTTGAGATGCTACTGCATTAAACTTCTGAAATGCAAACTCAGCATTTTCTACACTACCTGTAAGGCCAACTAATCTTGTTTTTACATCCTCAAACTGTACAGCAGTGCGAAAAAATACTTGAAAACCTTTTGTAACAGCAGCAATCGCAAACGCATTTACTAATAATCTATTTCTTAGAGAACCTAAAGATGCTTCTAATCCAGCAGTGGATCTACGCATTCTTTTTGTAGTTTCTACATATTTTTTGCCATCTGTATTTAATTGCTTAAAATTTCTATTAGCTCGCGCAAAACCTTTTGTGCGAACCTCAATGATAAACTTTTTTTCAGCCATTACTTTGCTTCTTTATATCTTCTGATTGGAGTGCGTTAAATTCTTCATCTATAGCAGAAAAGATGACTAAGCGATGATAATCTGCGTCATCTATAGTTTTTGCTAATGGTAAGTTAAACCTCTTCATAGACATATACTCCTCAAGCGCAAAAACAGTCTCAGGCGTTAAGAAATATGTAGAGTCAGCACAAAACACTAATGAGTAATATAACGCTGCACCAAGCGTAAATTTTCCATCTTTGCTTTCTTCTATAAGTCTTGCTATCTCTTCCCATAATACCTCTTCTGTGTAGGTAATCTTTTTCTTGAGCGTAGGAGACTGCGCATTGTATGGAAACTGAAGATTGCGGCTTGGTTGCTGTTTATATGACATCCAAACCGCAACGCGGTGCATTAAGACTTTTTTGGGTTTGGCTCTTTATATGCGTTGTATACTGACATCAATACTGAGTCAATAGCATTATCATCTAACTTGCCAAGGTCT